CCAATCTCGCCGGTGGCACTCCACTCCTGATATTTATCGATCATGTGTTGTCGAATCCAGTGTCGTTCTTCCTCAAATGCCAGTAGGCATAAGAGCGATGTCCATTTTGACCACAGGGCCTCTTTAGTAGGTTTGTCAACCTCCGTCACCATGGACGTTAAAACTCTGTTTACGTCAAAAGTGTGGGCCCATCCATATGGTGATCGCTTAAACACTCCTCCCAGGAACTTCAGTCCTTCAACTGTGTCCTGTATTTTGCATTCATCTCGCTTGAAGATCATGCCAAATTTCGTATAAAGGGCATCTAGCCAATTCAACAGGCCCCCATGTGGTTCCAACCAACCCTGAAGCATTGCCGAAGCATTGCCAAGGGAGTCATCCCCATAGAGGACCAGCTGTAAAAGATCCATACAGAGTCTAAGAGTAGGATGCACTCCATTTTCCAAACAAAGTTCACAAATCCCGTACATGTACAGGAGTATGTGCCAAAGCGTGTTATCATAGGATGTGCTATCTTGCCCACTCTTATTACCATGGTCATAGAAAAGTAACTGACCTGATGGTGAGAAGATAAGGGACTGTGCCTTGTTGTAGTAGTGATATACAAACCTCTCAAAGTTTGCACGTGTGCGAAACTGAGGGTGTAGACAACACCACCTGAAGGCCATACAGATGACAAAGGCGAACCTAGCCATCCGTGAATCCCATTTCTTGAGGTCTCCCTCAAACTTCTTCCCTGGTATGCTGAACTGGTTTCCCAGTTTTGTAAACCCGCCATGTGTTCTGTCGAAGCCTATCGCGGACCACGTTCCTGGCACTGATGCCATTCTATCGTTGATGTCCTGATTAAGCCTCTGACCACACATTCGGTGATCTGCATCCGGAAATATAAAAGTTCTCCCATCATCTGAATCGACTTTCACTGTCTTGAGTATTTCTATCTTTCCACTACACTTCCAGTACATTGGAAACCAGCACTGGTGTGCGAACTCCCAACACTCCTGAAGGTTGTCCGTACAGTCCTGGAGTACGTATTTCATTGAAGAAACTCCGTGCTCAAACGATGGACCTGTGGAAGATTTCATATTTACTCTGAGCTCTTGCCAGTCTCTCACCTTACATGAATTCATGATCGGCTGAAACATCTCCAACAAGTTGGAGAATGCCAATTCCACGATCTTTGGATCTATGTCCAATGGTACTGCTTCATTATACCGTAGGGTTGCCCGATTAACAGTGTTGTTTGTTGGAAACATCCACTTGTATTTTTCGTAACACCCTTCCGGATGAAGCGCCATGAAATCCAGTAGGTGATCAACTCTAGCACTTGAATCTCTAGAGTAATACCCCACCTTATCCCGATACCCAACACACAGGAGCGCCCGTAGGTGCTCCGGTGGTATGACCACGCTGGGGGCCGCTGGGCGGTCCCCAACGTAGTCAAAACGTTCCATCAGCGGAATTACACTCCCAAGTCCCCGGACGGACCTTCGTTCGCCGGGTTGGGGGTATCCGTGGTAACGCCACCAGTCGCGGGTTGTCCATCTAGATGCTGTCGCATCTGACGTATCTTCTTCTTCTTCTCCTCCACAGTCAACTTCACAAACGATTGTTTGAAGTCCTTCTGTAAGGCGTTCCAAAGAGATGATGGCATCG